TGCTCCCGGCAGCACGAACTGGTCACTATCTGTCGTAATTGTCAGTGATTTAGTCCCCGCCGACTGGGTAAGATTGAGGGGGGCGGTTACCTTAACATCGTCTGGCCGCTGAACGGGCTGATCGAAGATCCTGGTGGGGAGGATATTCTGGGAGTCGTTCGTTGGAGGGAATACACTTGTAGGAAGTGGGCGGAATATACGACCAGGCAGAATCGTCTGGTCACTATCCCCCGAACCTCCTGAAGTCGCACTAATCGTCTTGGTCCCGGCAGACTGGGTTATAGTAATGTTGCTTCCAGCTACAAGGTCATCTGGCCTGATCGGTCTCCTTGCAAAGTCCTGTCCAGGGAGGATAATCTGAGCGTCGTCCCCTGGTGTGCTAGTCGAAGCCGCACTAATCGTCTTGCTGCCCGCCGACTGCACGATGGTAACATTGGTTCCTGCAATCAGATCATCCGGTCTCTGTGGATGTGGCAGCATCGCCCGGTGAGCCACCATCAATGCAGCGTCGTCAGGCGGAGCAGGGACTACAGGCGGTAGCGGCCTGTAGACCCTTCCCGCGATAAGCAGACTAGAGTCATCTGGCGACGGTACTACGGCGGCGATCTGAGTGAACCCCGCCAACTCGGTAAGCGTAATACCAGTCCCCGCGAGAAGCTTCTTCGCCAGCGGGTTCCGCGGTGCAAAGACCTGCGAGGCAATAGCAAGGCTCGCATCTCCATGCAGCAGAACAACGCCGTGAAAAGGCCTTCCGTAGGGAAGGTGCATTACGCGATCCGGTTCACGTAGCCAGTGATGTTGATCGCGCTGGCTGTGCCTGAGAACGCCTTAACCAGCAAGGTGTTATTCAGGACCTGCCCCGTTGCGATGGGGATCGGCGGGCTGTTCGCCGGGATGCTAACCGCCTTCACCATGTGGTCACCAGGGTCCGTGACGCCGCCCCACTCAACTGTCAGAGTGGCTGCGGAGCCTGTGACGTTGGCTGCCCACAGATACAGTTCATCGAACGAGGTAGTCCCCGCTACTGCTGTGTGAATCGCAGTGCCCGGCGTGGCCGTGGCAGCAACAGGAATGTTCCTGCCGTTGGTCGAGCCGGTTAGTACCAGACGTGAGTACGTCGCCATTAGTAATCTCCAAAGATTCGCGTCTTTAGGATATCCTCTGCGCCCGCCACAGTGACGCTAGGCTGTGGGGTAGGATATGCTGCAAAAACTCGACCTTGCAGAATGTTGTTCGTCTCTGCAATTGGAAGGGTTGCTAAGTTGACTGGAGGCTGAGCAAAGGTTCTCGACCCTAAGACAGCAGTCATCGCGGAGGGGTCTTGGAAGCTTACCCACTCCCAGAATAGATAGAGCCACCGATCAAACACCTCGTGGGGGTCTTTCTCTTTCGGAAGCGCTGGGGGTGGGTTAGGCTTATTCACTCACCAACCTCCGGCCGGTTCGAGCGAGGCAACGCCGCACCTACTTCATACATCGCAGGTGGCAGCACGCGAGGCAGTTGCTCACCAATATACGAACGTAAGAAGTGCTGCTTTGGCGCTCCTGTTTCTTTTTGCTTAAGTGCATCGGCCACGGCTTTCATTTCTGCAGCCTTACTCATAGCAATTTGGCCAACTTTACGCGGGAAGTATATTTGCCCAGCGAATTGTTTAGCGGCAGATTTGAACTCCCCACCCATAAGGTTATCCATAATACCAAGAACTGTCGTGCCCGGTGCATGCGGAATACCTTGCCCAACCCGCTCAGCACGTTCAATCGCTTTGAGCAATAAAGTCAGATCACTATGTATCTTCATCCCAGTAGACTTTCCTTCGGGGCTCCAAATATCCTTGTAAATTGCCTGCAGATATTCTGGAGATGGAAGCGCCTTAGCAGCATCTGCATACGAAAATCCCGCAGGACGGGTTTTACCCGCAGCCTTCCCCACCTGCACAGCGTTATCAATCACGGCTCGGGCGAGATCATGGTGAAAGCCTGGATTTACCGCTTGCATCAACTTGGTCATATTCGAGATTTCTGAAGGTGTAATCGAGCCACTCTTCATCCCACCAAGTAGTTCTTTCCCAATTGCTTCCTGCCCTACAAAGCCCTCATTCGTAAGAGCCTTATTAAGCATCCCTTTCGATTCCATAAGCTTGATAAGTGGGACTTCTTTGAGCCGTTCTCGAAGAGAAAGTAACTCCTCTGTTCCCTTACGAGCTTCGAGTAATTGCTGCGCTTTCGCATTCCCGCCCTCAGCCGCAGCTCCAAGATCCTTTCTAAGCGCTCCCCAAATAGAACGAGACAGTCTACCCTGCTCGGCTCGAGAAAGATTCTTATAAAAGTCCTCCCCAAAACGCCCATAACCTTCTTCCCCAAACTCTTGCATTTCTTTTTGAACAAGTCGAGCATTACCAGTAGCGACTCCATTCGTCGTGCTTGGGGCAGCCATCATCTTGCGCAAACCTTCAGCGGTACGCAGAGCATCCGGTGTACCCATCGAGGCATAGTATTGTGCTTCTCGGTCGAGCAAGGCATTTCGATTCGCTAGCGGAATGTCATTAACCGCTGCATCTGGACGGTTAAGGAAGCCAAATTTTTCGGTTGAGTTTTTCTGTAGCGAGTCTTCAATATCTTTCACACTCGCCTGCCCTGCTTTCACAGCCGCTTCTGAAAAGTCCTTACTTTCAAACCCGCCTGCTTGTCCGAGCTTACCACTTAAGCGCTTGAACATCGAAAGCGCGGCTGTGTCCTTTGCTTTTTGGTCTAGCGCGGCAAGTTCCTGCCCATACGCATTCCGATAAGCAAAACCAAGAATCATCTTAGCCCACGGGTCTTGCGTCTCTTCTGCAAGGTTGAGCGGGAAGCCAGTCTTTTCCATCAGGTCACGGCCTTCAGCCGCAACGTCGGTCGTGCCGAGTTTTTTAGCTCGGCGGCTGAGATAAGCTTCGGCAGCTGCGTTAAGCGGTGCACCTGCCATCTTCACTGGATTAACCGAGCCCGCACCACCCATTGCTTGAGAAACCGAGCCTAAAGCCGCTGATGAGGCAACTTCCCCCGGATGAATTGATGCCTCTCCAGGTAGCATAATACCCATAAGTTGCTTGAGCATATTACCACCGCCTGCGTACAGACCTGCTTTTAAGATACTCGCCCCAACCGGCCCTCCAGCCGCGAGCATTCCAGCCATTTCAGGGGAATCCCCGGCAAGATCTGCAATGTCCCCGACGCCAAGTCCTTTCTCTTCAATACTTTTCCACGCACCGTTCTTTTTGAAGAGAATCTCACCACCGGGAGTCGTCATTACGTTCTCGGGCCCCATACGTTTCTTATAGAAGTCTAAACGCTCTTGCGGAGTCGTCTTAAACGAAGCCATAAAACGATCCATAAAGGGAGCACCAGCATCTTCACGAAACTTTTCATACTCAGCCGGGCGTTCGGGCTCTTGGTAAACAACCCCTCGACCACCCCCCGGCGCTTCGAGCATCTTTTCATACGGAGCCCGAGCCGTTTTCTTTTCACTTTCTAATTGCCCGAGATATTGCTTAATCTCATCCTCGGAGTAATATTGCTTCGCAGTTTCAAGCTGCTCGGGAGTAGGCATTATTGCTGGTCCTGAAGAAGCTGATCAAGTGGTGGGCGACCTTGCCCGGTAATTCGCGAGCCCATTCTGGCGAGACCTTCTAGATCAGGAAGCTCATTCGAGATCGTACCAGGCACTGGAATACTAGTAGCAGCCTCTACTTCCCTACGATTGTAAGAGTTTGATGCGCTCTTAGACCTACGTTGAAGGGCACGGTTCATAAGGGCCGTTCTAACATTAAGCATCTTTACGATTTCTTCGGGTCGAAGTGCAGGATTAATTGCACCCTTCTCCCACAAAGGTACTTCTGTCTGCGTGACCGAGCCACCCATAATCTTGTGACGTTCGGGAAGATTTGATAGTTTTTCTTGCATCTTCCACCACTCAGCTTGTGGCCCGAGACCTGTTGATTCAGGACCGTAGCGGCCTATCATGTTTTGCAACTCTCCAAGCACTGGCAAGGGCGCACCAGCGTAGTTGGACTTGAAGCTCTTTGCGAGAGCAACAAGTGCGTGATAATCGTCTGCAATGCCAGACAAGTTCTCACGTTCTTTTGACGGCAGAGCCTTCGGCGCACGGAAGTTTCCAGTCGGGGCATTACCAGCACCTGGCGCTCCACCAGTACCAACAGGCACCATCTTATTGTTCTTGGCATCATATGCCCATTGGTTACCTTGAGAATCTTCCTTCAGTTGGAAGTTTCCTTGATTCATTTGCTGTTCAAGTCGCATCATCATCAACTTTAACTGTTGATTAGTTGTGTCCTCTGTCGAGCGATGATGACGCGCCGCTTCCTCCATCGCAGCCTCGAGCCTACGTTGGTTCTGCATACGCTGAGCTTCCTGCGCCATCAGCGCCCGATTACGGTATTGCTCGTTAAAGTCGTTCCTACGTTCGCTCTCCGCGAGTCGAGCCATAGGAATTGCTTGATTCAGGCCGTGTAGATAAGTCTCGTAGTAACCGGGCATGATTAACTCGGAACGAATTCGTAGTCAGGGTTATTAGCGAGATACTGGTCTGTCTCCGCGCGAGGGTCGAGTGCTGATTGCAGTCGAGGAGTCATTCCGCCATAACCAGAAGCTGTTGGAGGTATTGTCGGAGAAGGACGGCCCGAGCCGGCCATCATACGCTGAATAACAGGAATCAGATCACGCGCAGCATATTCTCCCTGCGTTCCAGGATCAGGCCCAACGCCGCCATTCATAGTAACTCGTGAGGCATTACTCGCGCCAAGCAGTTGCTGGATCAATTGATTAAGATACTGCATAGCGTTTCCTTGCCCAAACTTCAGTGCATCTGTCAGAGATTGGCCCGAAAGTGTCATCTTCTTCGCGGCAGCGGTTCGAGCAAGGGCTTGCTCGCCCTGGTCTTGCAAAAATTGAAAGGATTTATCCCCCGCAATCGCAGCATTAGGATCAGTGAGAAGTTGGTTGAGCCTAGCTTGCTGAGGCGCAGGCAAGTTCGGGCCACTAAATCCGCCTGAGCGCGAAGGCATCGGGGGCGTGCCTCGCGAGACTGGAGTTGAGAACGGGCCCGAACCACTGCCAATGTTGCCCATATCAAGAGGAGTAAAATTGTTATCATAGGAACTCGGTGCAGAGCCCCCGCTAGGATTATATGCCATTCCTTGTGAGTTATAGTACGCCCGAGCATTTACTGGCTGCTGTTGCTCAGCCGGGCTCGCTTGCGTAAAATCATCGTTTGTGAAGAGTCGGCTCGGATATTGCTGCGAGCTGTCGTCTACAAAAGTACCGTCGTCTGACATGGTTGTCCCTTAAAAGTGGTCCAACTGCATTTGTGCGAAGAATTGTTGAAAAGGTTGAGCAAACGACTTCATAGATTTCAAAAAAGGGTCCTCGCCCATACCGCCATAGGAAGCACCCCATACACTTTTCGTATCACCAGCTGCTCCGACCCCACCATAACCAGGGCTACTATACACGGAACTTGGTGGAGTGTAAGGTTGATCTGTCGGCGCGGCACCAAAACTCTGCCGTTGGCCACCTTTAAATGGCTGTTCTTCATCCTTCGATGAAGTTCCTAAATCAGGAGTCCAATCTGTTGTGTAATCTTCATACGCTGTTCCAGCCCCACCAGCATAACTTTGTCCTTGCGAAGCATAATAAGCCTTTGCATTAACTGGCTGCTGTTCGGGCTGGCTTTGGGGCTGGAGCTTCGAAACTTCGCTTTGATCCCCCGAATCTTCATCCGAGAAATCAAGCGTCGGTGGCCCCGCCGGTTTAGTCGCGCCTCCCTCTGGCTGCTTTGGTGGCTCTGGCGCAAGAAAAGAAACCGTCTGATTGCTATATGGCCCAGAGGAAGGATCATACGCATAAGTCTCGTACTGTCCAGTTTTCGGGTTAATATCAGCGCCGTAGATAACTGACACTTATTTCTCCATACTCTGGTCAATTTCAAGAGCTTCAATTCGATGCCGTGTATTAGCTGTGTAACGCCATTCCCAAGCGCGGCGACGATAATTTCCCCAGCGCTGGGCTCTGGGAGTCACATCCGAGATATCAAACCTGCGATACGTCGCATAAGTTTGATAATCATTATCTGTGTAACGAAGCAGGCCATATTGTGTGCTTGAAGGTAGATCGCATAAAGGAGTTACCTCCATACAAAACTTACGGTCATTCGTATCAAGATCTTGATTACTTGTACGAATCTTGAAGTTAATCGGCGTTGTGTTATCTTGGAAGATTGTATCGAGCAGCGAATAGATATTACCGCCACTCACAGCTTGAAATACTTGCTGTCCCCCAAAGTTACAAGACGCGCTCACAGCGAAGTAACTCTCCGTCCAATACGCAGCGACAGGAGATCCAGTAGCCGGGCTCACAGTCGCAGCAGCTACTGGATATTGAAAAGTATTAGCATCAACGACAGTAACGTTTACTTGCGTCAAATTATAGCCTGATTGAGTAGCTCCCGATATCGTAATCGGGTCACCGTCTGAGAAACCATGACTCGCACTCGTCGCAGTCGCGAGCCCTCCAGTTTGCGTAAGCGCACTAATTGCCTTGGTCGCACTCGCAGCCGTCGTTTGTGTCCAAACATACCACAGTTTCTGTGTCATGTCATAGATTAAGGAGGCTCCAGTCGTACCAAGCCCGAGGATATAGAAGTTATGCCCCGAGAAGCTTCCAACACAAGAATAAACGATAGCTAAATCGTCTGCGTCAAGGATGCGATCAATATCTGGAGTACTAATCTGGACATAAGATTGCCCCTCTAACATCGCAATAAATCGGCCCTTTTGGAAGCTAGAACCTTGCCCCTTACGCTGAGCCATAAACAGCAGGGTTGATTCGATCTGCGCGACGCTGTTTGCATGAGCGCAGCCAATAAGGATCACACCATTCTGCACAGGCTGCAGTGGCGAAGCTGGCGGTGGGACTGCGGCATCCCAAAACATCTGCGTAGTCCACTGCCCAAAAGCGACGACATAATTATTATACTTACCTAAACACACGCCAGCATCTGGCTCGAACTCCGCAGTAATAAAGTTTGCACTATTCCACGAAGAACAATCTTCATTATCACTACCAAAGATAGTTCCGGCTGCGTTCATAACATAGAACGAACCGTCAAGATATACACAACCACGAACTGTTGTAGTTGGGTAGTCAGTATCAGATACTGCAGTAACTATATTCGTCGCAGGTACTAATTTGTATCCTGAGGTATCAGTACGCACCATAATTTGCGTACCGTCTAAGTTCTTTGCGAAGTCTACCATTGTGCCTGAAGAGATCGAGCCAATGGACGCCGAGCCCGCGACTGCTGAAGATGGATAGTTATCTACACCAGTTTCAGAATAGACTACAACTCTACGCTTATGCACAAAGCCCCAAGGACAGACATTAACTGAATTCCAGAAGCTGGAAGTAAAACCGGAATGCGATACTGTCGTCCAAGTAATTGCATCTACACTGGAATACACTTGGTCAACACCAGAACCACTAGTTGTGCCTCCGCATAAGTAGATCGTTCCACCTGCGGGAATAAGAACTGGAAACTTTACAGCTGTAAACGCCGGAGCAGCAGCTATCTGAGTCCAAGTAATTCCATCAGTAGATGACCAGACATCTTTTTGATCTGTACCTGTAATCGTGCCACAGGCAACAAGCATCTGGCCCATGTAAACAGCGGCGGCAAACTTTGATCGGGCCGTTGAGCCATAAGCAGGCGTAGCTGTAACGAGCGTCCAAGTGATTCCATCTGTGGAGTTCCAGACATTATTATTCCCTGCATAACAGCCGCTAAGCAACCACATCTTACTCGCGTAGACGAGTACTCTTGGGGACGGTTGGGCAGAAAAAGCAGCCGCAGCAGTAATACGAGTCCAGGTTGTACCATCAAATGACTTCCACACTTCTTTCGAGCCAGTGCCCGTGCCCCCAACGCTCGGCCCGATGAAGTAAAGAGCGCCAGCGTAGCCTACTAATGTCCCCTGATCTCGTTGGCTGGCGTCAATCGAGGAGAATATGTTAGAGGCCCCGAGCGTCCAAGCTGTATCTGTAATTGCTGCCTTGTAATAAACACTAGTACCCCCAACTCCCCAAATGAATCCGCCAAAGCTAGTAATCCCTGCAATAAAGAATACCCCAACAACGCCAGTTGTAGTCCAAGCTCCACTAGCATTAGGAATTGCGCTTAAAGATAGCGCACCATTTTGCGCGACGTAGAGAGTTTCCGAGCCATCTGAGCCAATATAGTTTGTAATTCCTTGCCCCGAGCCCGAGCCTACAGTTGCAGCTAGGTTAAGCCCCCCACGCTTAAATGTACGGATGCTTTCGCCAGTTTTCTCGAGAAACCCGTTCGTGACGAGGGCATCCTTCGTAAGCGTGCCATCCCGCGATTGCAGGCTCGCGCCTAGCATCAAGCGATTATCTGGTCGTTTATCTGCGCGCGCTGGCATTAGGGTCTAGTAAAGGGTGAACCAATATCCATCGAGTCGCGGCCCGGCTCGAAGCATAAACTTACATCATCAGGGTTGAGGTTGACGCCTTCAGTTACCGCGATAGTCCAATGATCTTTCATATCCGCAGTCCAGCCAACACCGAATTTAGGTGCGAGCCTACGCGCGAGTTCCCATTCTAATGCTGCAAAGTATTCTTGCGGAAACGCCACATCATTAGCTGTGGTTGTATAATCCTCAGCGGGATAGATAACCACCAAGCGTAAGAGCTTATAAAGGTTCGCCGCAGCGAAGTTTAACGTAATCGCTGTATTGAGTCTCTGAGGCTCGATCAAAATCGCGGTACAGTCACCTTGTGCTTGTTTCTGCGTGAGATTCTCAAACTGGCCTACGTCTGTATAAATCTCAAGTGGAATATCAATCGGTTGTGCGATATTAGACCAATCACGTAAGCTTGCAGCTTCAATCTCGACAAAACGCTGCGCTTTGGCGGTGTAGGTAAAGACTTGGGCAGTGCTCCCAGCCGCGCCGAGAGTGTTTGAGGGTAACGTTAGAGAAGTTGCACTTCCAACTGTAAGAGTTGTCCAGCCAAGCGTGCCATCTGAAAGAAGAATTCCGCACTGATCCCCGCTTGTCATTCCAGCAGTCGAAGTTACCGAGATTGTAGTTGCGTTAGCTGCTTTCGATGCCGTAAGTTGCGTAGCGACGAAAGAAGCAGTTGCGCTGCTACCTACTAATACGGCTGCTCGGTCATCAGTCGAGGCCGGGCCGATAAGGTAACGAGTCTGGTTGAGCACGAACGGCATCGCTATGCGCTGGCGGGTCCAGATCTTTAGGCCGGGGAACTTATCAGACTTTCCTTGCCATTGCTTGGCTAAAAGATTAAGGGTACGTAAGGCCACAGTTACATCGTTCGGGTCAGGAGTCTGACCGTTCGCGATGACTTTAATGTCTTCGAGGGCGGAAGTGATGATGTCAGCTGCGGTGACGGAGTAGGTCCAGACGGCGGAGGTGGTCATTTATGGCAGGTTCCATTTAGGCTTAGCTACAGGGAACTCACGAAGTATTTGTGCGTCTTTCGGGTCAAAGAGGACATGAGTTGTCATATTTACAGGCCCACCCGGACCGCCTCCTCCAACTCCAACGTCTTTGAGACTAACCCCATGAAAACCCTTAGATTGCAGCAATTCACGGGTTAGGGCGTTAAGTCGCTCCATTTTATCTGTCATTGTGTTTGGAGCGAACATCATAAACAACTCAGGCATACTAATACCTGCCTCTTTCTCAGCTTCCTTAAGAGAGCCAGTCTTTTTAGACGCGGCCAAAACATCTCTTGGCTGAGCCATATTGCGAAGTGAGAGTAAAGCTTCAATAACTCTAGACTCTGGTGTCCAGCCCTTCCAAGTGCTGTAATCCTCCGCAAAACCTTTAGCTCCTGGCCGTAAATCTTGAACAAAAAAACTGTTAGGTTTGAATTGTTCAAACTTTGGTTCGCTAGTTCCATGAAAGGCTTTTACTTGCCGAACAATGCCACGCTCTCCACGATTAGCTGCTAATACGCCCGGTGAGCCCCCAGATGGCCCCATCAACATTAAGGCTTTTGCGATACGAAAAGCGTTTTGATCCTCCGTCCCATTCGCCTGTGGCACGAACTCGTCTTGGAACGCCTGTGCAAGGTTCCGTCCGTACTTGCCAGTCGTGATCGGGAACTCCGCGAAGTTACGCTCTTGCCACGGCGCGATCTCCCCCTCGTGCACCGGGTCCAGCTCAGGATTCTGCGGCGGCGTGACGTAGGCGGTGCCCTTCGTAGGAAACATCTGCGAGATCTTCGACGCGAGCCGAGCCGCAAAGTCGTCAGCCACGGACGCCTCCAACCAGAGGATTATACGGTCCACCCGCAGGGTTGGGGTTCATTGCGGGTTGGGAGTTTACTCCCGGCATTTGCATTGGTTGCTTCTTCATCATTAGCAACAACTTGATTAACTTCTCAGCCGGGCCTTCCAATGGCATCCCAGTATGAGTTGAGATATCAAGGGATTGAGCAAGCCTCGGCGCGAACTGTTGACTCGCTTGTTGAAGTTGTTGAAGCTGCATCTTCTCAAGCCGCTGCCGCTCGTTCATCAAAGCTTCTTGTTGGGTAGGAGCGGAGCTACGACGCATTTCACTATCAATACGCCCAAAGTTGCGCGGGTCCAAATCTTGCTGGTGAGCTTCATCTTGGAGGCTAGGTGAGTCAAGCCTCTGCGTTGATAGCTTCGCGTGTTGAAGAAATTGCTCAAACGGGCTAGGCATTTTTCAACTCTGTAGTATATGCAATATTATCCGTGCCCCAAAGAGTTACATCTTCGATGCGCTCACGACCGACTTTGATTAACATTTCACATAAAGCCTCAATATTATCTCCAGTCACACGGCCAGCGCGTACAATCCCAATGTTGGGCATTGTACGAAGGATGGTTTCGGCGGCGAGTTTCTGCCGCTGATAGGCGGCTCCGAGCCATTCGATTGACATACTGGAGATATAGACGCTAAAGCCTCCTCGTGCTGCCATAATACGCGCAACGTTGACCGGGCCATCAACATTAATACGAAAGGCAAATTCGTTACCCTCGCATGGCTTTGTACCGTTAATACCTCCACAGATATAAACGATATCGCAAAGAGGAATAGTTTTTACGTGCAGTAAGTCAAGCAGAGGAAGGTTACCATCACTGCTGCTCGTGCGAATAGCGTCAGGAAGCTTCTTACTAAGTACTTTTCCAATGCGACCAGTCGCCCCGATAATTAATTCTCTCATGGCTTGGCTCCGATAAACAGGGCCCCGTGGGAGTAATGGGTTGGCATGTCGGTTAAACACTCTACCGAGCCCCATTTACTACGCTGAGCCCACATTTCTCGCTTCCCTAGAAAATGCTCGAAGATTCGTGCTGCATTCAACGCTGTACCAACCTCGACTAGAAATTCGCATTTAATCTTTGACGTCACTGTAAGTAATATATCAGCTTCACTACCTTCACAATCTATCTTAGCAAAGTCGGCCCATGAGAAGATTGCCCGACAATCAATCGTACGCACGATAATACTCTCACGCGGGCCATAACTTGTACGTGCACCAGTTAAATGGCTTGCGGTCTGGTTATCAAGTACTCTAATAAACTCTGCATAGCCATCCTTAGTCGAGACAGCCATTTCGATAGGCGCAATCGAGCCAAAAAGATCGTGGGCAGAAATATTATTTTCGAGACGTGCAAAGTGTACAGGATCTGGCTCATATGCTACAACGTCCCAACCTTGCTTAGCCATTAGCAGAGCATGTACACCAACATTGGCTCCGATATCGAGGACCTTTTTGTAACGGTTCTTATGTGTTTCGTAAAAGTCAAATATGTCTTGTTCCCGATCTTCAAAGAGGTCTAGGGTGTTTACTTTACCCATCTGGACTGATGGAATCGACAGCCCGCGCATGTTCACTTGGATACCACCTTTAAAGGAATGTGTGGTTTAGCCTTGAGCCCGAGCGCCCGTTCGATAGCTAACTGGACCGCCTGTGGAGGAATGTCATACTGACAATCGGCTGTCCCTGGAATCTCTTTCGATTCGTGGCAGAACTCCCAAGTATAATGCAAGCGATGGCATGGGTAGCAAGGAGTCTTAGTGCTAAAAAGAGCAAAAGTGTTAACCCAATCCCGAGTGAGGTTATTATGGCTGGAGTGGGAAAGGAACACAATCTTAGGCATCTTCTCGACGCATACAGCGCTTAGTACACCAGTCTCGGGCCCGATGACGAGATCGCTGATCTGCGCGAGTGCGAGGGTATCTCGGATACTTACCTTACCCGAAGCCTTCACAACGCAAGGGACCTTATCCCAATCAAGATAAGCTCCGGGGACGCCTGTACCAGGTTTAGTGTTCTCAATTAATTGACACTTCTCGTCACCTACAGTCACGACTTTGCAGCCCGGAATCGTAAGCATTAACCATGCAAGGACTTGGTCAATGTGGGGATAAATCTTATGTACGGATGAGCCAGCAAGTGCCCACAAAATTACCGGATCACCCTTGAGCTTCGCTTTGAAGTCAACGGCCCGGCCACGCTCTTCGAGCGTCGGGTGGAACTTCACCAATGGATGCGTATAAGGTACCTCAGCTACATCGTGCGCAAACTCAATATAATTAACGTCGAGATACTTCTTACGCACACTATAAGGCCGACCATGCCAGACATCGTTATTTGGCACCGGGAGCCATGCACCCTCAACAGTCTCGCTCAGGTTAACCCACTTATCGTATTTCTTCTCTTCATGGGCCCAAAACTTACCTAGGAAGTGATTAGGGACTTGATCAGTATCTTGAAGATATACTGAGTCGATATTAGGGTCGCTCTTAAGTACTTCATAAGCACGCTCGGTACTGTAAAGAGTGATACGATAGCCCTCAGCCTTGAGTGCCGCAAGCACACTCGAAGTCTGTAACGCATCGCCCCAAGCACCATAACGCACGACTGCGCAGGTCTTGCCTCCGGGTGTTGGGTTGAGGTAGCTGTTCTTGCAGCCCGAGCCTTGCTTTAGCTTTGTGTAAACTTGGAAAAATGAATATTCATCATCTTCAGTTCGGGGCTCGTTACGAATAAGGTCCCATGAGCCAACATCACGCATGGCTGAGGTAATATCCCCCGGAAGAAAATCATGCTTGTGGTCTGGGTTTCCGCCAGGTTTGCCAAGGTTAGGATAAAAGTCCTTGTGAGGCAGGTAAAGGACTAGTCTACCTCCAACCTTCAGCACGCGCCAGCACTCGCGTAGAACTTTCTTATAATCTACGATATGTTCGAGTAAGTGAGAACTGAATACGAAATCGAGGCTTTCACTAGCGAACATATCCATGTTACTAGCCTCTGCTACAACATCAGGCCGAGCTTGGTTCTGCTTTGTGAATAAGTCAGTATCTTTCTTATTGTCCACGCCGATGAAGTGAGGGAACGCACGACCGGGGCCCGAGCCAAGATCAATACCTCTCCCCCGCGTATACGGCACTAACTCCCATACAATCTTCGTCCACTCAGGCGTGTATGGTTGGCCAGCTTTCCAAGTCATGCGGCTATCCTATAAGGTTCAAGTTTTTTGTAGGTCATTTGCTTCCGCAGCTCAAACATAGCAATTAGCTTATACATCATTTCTTCATACAGGATTTGTAAATCTTCTTGGCTCCCAAGACCTTTTTTAGAGAACCAAGTCATTAATTCTTGCTGGGCGTAAGCAAGTTGATATTGAGCAGCTTCGACTACAGGGAGCTTGTCGTCTCCAGCTAGGTTTCGGATGACTCCGTTAAGGCCAGTATTACCAGAATCAGCGGTTTGAGTGTAAGTGTAGACAGGAGTCTTGCTGAAGTAGATACCTCCGAGGACGACGGCAATTGGGGGTAGCCAAACGTCCGAGCCGATTAACTCAGGGATTGGCGTAGCATTATGCCAAAAGTCTGTACGCCAATCCGAGCAGCCGGAGGAGCCTGCGCGCTCGACCACGACTTGCTTCATCGTGAGCCAGCCTTCCGTGTCGTGCGTAGTCGAGCCTACGATGGAGCCATTCTCCTCGTACTGCATCTTTCCTGTTACCATCGCAGCGCCCGTGCGCTCGAACACTTCCATCTGCGTCTCGACTCGATTTGGCATTGACCAGTCGTCGGCAGATTGAGGAAAAGCTACCTCACCCTCAACCCGATCCATTAGAAACTTCATATGGCGATTACAACCAATAAAGCCCCGATACTCTGTATCCGGGCAGTCAAAGACGCGCAACTTATGCGGTCCTTTGTATTCAGAGGCGATCTTATGAATAATCGCCCGAGTGCCATCGGCAGAACCCTGATCGCCCACGAGTATCTCGAGGTTGCCATACGTCTGCGCGAGACAACTACGCAAGGCGCGAGCAACATGCTTGACCTTATCGCGAGCGAACAGGATTATGCTGGCTTTCTTCACACTTTTCCTAACTTCGTGTAGCCGCACTCGACAGGGTTGCTGCTCTCTGACCCTCGTGGTGCCCGGTAGGTACTCTGAGTCGAGTTCCGACCTGCGGGTTTGGCTTCAGTGCTAATGACGCGCTTTGCACCGTCAGCTTGTCCGTTAGTCCCTTCGTTAATCTTCGGAGCCATCGGAACACTCTTACCGCGAGGCTTCGCCTCCATCTGATTTGGGGGCTCGGCATTCACGGGCGACTTCTTCAGTGGGACATTCTTCACGCCGGACCCGCGCTCGAACTGTTTATTATCCGCGTGCTCGGTCGTCTTACCAGTGCTTGGCTTAGTTCCCGCCATAACTTTTACCTCCAGGAAACGCCTTCGCGCGCACGGACTTCTTGTTATTAGACAAGATGCCCGAGCCTTTGTCGGCTTGGTTAAACTCCTTCGCTACGTTCATCGGGGGGCACGAGTCATAGCCTGCGTTATGTGAACACGCAGCCATAAATCGAGCTTGCTTAGATGACTTGGATGGCATATAGCCGGGGGTTTGGTTAACCAATTACCCGACTAAAACCGATCATGGAAGTTATTTCTTGGTAGAAACCCTCCAATCTCGTCGTTACCATACTCATCATTCATGTCCTCTTGGTACTGGAGTGCCTTGTTGTCTAAGAGGCCCGCGCCCTTTAGCTGGTCGTTCTTGTAGACACGACGCTTGGGAACTTCTGAGTCGGGGATACTTTCATATCCTTTCTCCGGGGCATTCCCGTGCCCTCGATTCATCGCGTCAGTCTTGTCTTTCATCTAATCTCCTTAATCAGGTCGGGGGGCTTTCACCCCCCTTCCCAAGGTCATGTTACGGAGTTACGCTGGCACCCGGAAGGATAACCAGCTCGAAACCTACGCCCGAGACTTCTGTGGCATCCGCGCCCTTGAGGACCCAAGCCGCGTCGCCAGCCGACAACGTCTGAGTCGTCGTGACGTTCGTGCCCGTGCCTGCAAAAGCCGTGTGGGTGCACAGCACAGTCGTGGAAGTAGACGATCCCGAGTTGATAAGGAGCGTCTTAGCATCCGCGACCGTGCCTGCGGTCACACACTTGATGTTCACAGATTTCAGCAGCGTGGTGGTGATAGCGACGAATCGCTGCGTTACACCAGCCGCGCCTGAGAGCGTTCCCAATGGGGCCTGAACAACTGCCAGATAGATGGCATTGTCATAGGCCGCGTTCTTAGTAAGCGCCATGATATGCCTCCTTTAAGCCGCCGAATCCCAAACAACAATCCGGGACTCAGTAGCAATCGTTTGAACAAGGCCGAACCCACCGAGATAGTACCATGCGACACCCTTCGACCGACCGTAATCAGTCGGAATCTTGGCACGCATCTCCTCGGGGACCGCGACACCTTCTGCGACAGTATCCTCTCCCATGAAGAAGATCCAATCGCTCAGTGCGTTGGTCCACGCGACACCAGTAAGACCACCATCCGAAGAAATTCCCTTCGGAATGTTCGTCTGCTCGACGAAGCGGGTATTCTCGTACCGCCCGATTTCTCCGTTGAAGATCAGTTGGATTCCAGGCACCGTGTATTGGTGGATGGTTTCCAGCGTGTTCTTCAGTGACCGGAGCGTGGATGGCCAAGCAATACCAATATAATCATCGTTGGTGTACGCAGGGATATTACGCTCCTTCATCAAGTCCACAAGGGTCTTGAGGTGAGGAGTTCCGAACGCGATGTTATTAGTCGTGGTAGCCGTGCCCGTGGTCGTCAGGGTCAGTGAAGAGCTGTTAGTGCCACTGACAGGGACAACCCGGAGCTTGGCATTATTAAACTGTACCCACGAGGCCCGGTCAAACGTCTTGACCGCATCGTTTCGGAGGGCCTGCATCACGGGCTTGCGCACCTCGAATTTCGAGAGGGCTTCAAGCTTGCCACTATAAGGCACGCTATTACCGTACTCGTTGATGGTGAGCGTTGCTTGCGTGATAGTGAATTGCGTCTCGGGCATCGTGTTCGTTTCGACCAGCGTACCGCCACCAGTCGCTACGTTCGACACAACGTCCCAAGTGAAGGTTTGGCCCTTACCCTTCCCTTGTTGGCTTGCATCTTTCACATCTGCGAACTGCCGGAACCGAGACATCGGTTGTAGTGCTTCCCGAAGCTCATCTGACAGGTTCTGCGAATAGAAGAAGCCTCCGAGGCTATTGACAGCCCAAAGCTGTCCAGCCATGATTAGCTATCCTTTTGTGCAGGGGTTAAGCGAGTCTTGCCGCGCGCTGCGGCCATTCCCGCGATGATTTCGCTCGAGGTTTTTGCCTTCGTCGCAGTCTGTTCAGACAGACGACCCGCGGCGGTCTTGGGGACCGGAGCAATCTTAGCCTTGACTTCATTCCGTCCCGCTGCGGTGGCAGTAGGGGCAACTGAAGTTTGGGCTTTCGGAAGGTTAAACGTCTTGCGCATACTCTCACCAATGTCCTTGTAGACTTCGGAGTAAGGCCGAGCGTCACCTAGACCACCCTTGTCTCTCGACGCCCGATAACGGTTCTCTTCCATGAAGAAGAATCGTTTCAGGTGGTCGTTAGCTAGGAGGTCCGAGTACTCAGTCTTGACGAAATCCAAGGCTTTTTGGAACTGCAACTCATCTCTCGCGGCAGTACGAGCTTGCTGCGCCGTGAGTTGTGCTATCTTTTGGTCATCAAGGCCACGGGTGCGAAGAGTCGCGATAGCTTTCGCGGCTGCGTCCCCTTCCCCGAATTGAAGAGCCTTTGCGAGATCTTCATTTGAAGGCTCGCCTGTTGGAGTCGCACTTAGCTTCTCGCCTTCTTTAGGCGCAGTCGCCATTCGGCGCTCGGCTTCTTGCATCAGCTCCGTCGCTACGTTTAGGCGGAAATCGGCAGCCGTCTCTTTCTGGAAAGTACGGAAGCCGGCGTCGATGATCTTCGCGCCCGGAACTTTCATCTTCTGCCCATCAACCGTAATCTCGTAGTCTTTCTTCGGGTCAATGGCTTCTTCACCGAGCTTGAGAGTCTCGGCTGGAGCCGCAGGGGTAGCCGGCTCTGACTCCGGCGTGGTAGGTAGGGAGGTAGACGCGGTCTCGGCGGGCTCCCCTGCGGGTTCGGTGACTGCCTCAGCTGGCGCAGAATCTTTTGGCTGCGTAATCGTGCCCTCATCGTCGATGGTGGCGACGTTGGAGTCAACCTTTTCCTCTTCAACGTGCTGCAGCGCTACCTTTGCAGCAATCTCAGCCAGAGATTGATTGCGCGGATTTAGCTTCGGGTCAGCCTTGTTGAATTCTTCATCAGGCGACTTCGAAGTCTCGGGGGCTTTCTCAAGTTCAGCCATTATCAGCATCCTTCTCTTCTAATGCTCCGGCGGCAGATTTGCCGCTGATAAGCAATTCACGCAGGAGGGCGAGGAAGAAATTCGACCTCCAGATTTTATTCTGCAGTTCTTGAATCTTGCGCCGACGCCACGGGTAGATAGTAGAGAGGGCTTGCTGCGCAAGCACAATTTCTTGCTGCGCGGCTCCGACCATAAACTTACCAAGGTCGCTATGCACGAACTCTTTTGCTTGCTCGCCAAGGTCAGCTTCAACCGCGAGAAGTCGAGTCGTCGGGTCGAGGGTAGCAAGAAGAGCTTGAAGTTCTTGGTCAGGCGTGTCCATGTAAGTGCTTTAGTAAGGCCCAGCCAGCTAGAGCAATGATTCCATTTACGATGACTGGAGCGAGAAGGTCAGTACGATTATCTGCGGTCCAATTCCAGATATCCCAACCTTTGTACCATTCAGTGAAAGGGTTGAGCCCGGCAGAAGTCTCTCGATCACGACGCTCACGCCCGAGCCAATAGAATGACTGCGCGAGCCAGCCTACTAATGGGCTTGCTGTCGCAAGTGCGATTGGCACGCCAAGCAGTAAGCCAAATAGAACGTGGCCAACAGAGTTTGGTAGCTTAAGCATCAATGCTCCACCACCGAGCCATTACCGCCTATTGAGGCAGCTCTCATTTTCGCATTCGCGTTCGCTCGGGCAGTAAAGGCAGCAATACGAGCCTTAGTGCGAGCTTCAAACTCTTTGAGCATTGCAGCATGGTCTGCGCGGTAGGCGTCGAGGCCGAGCTTCTGGTTAGCTTCCCGCGAACGCAGAGTGTGCTCGAGACTTTGATCCCTCTCCTTCATCGCAAACTCACGCAGCATACGCTCAGCTTCCATCGTAAGCTCTTGTTCAAGGCTCTGTGCCTCTTGGTCCATTCCAAGCTCACGCAAATCCAGTTCCGTGGACTTACGCTGTAGTTGCATCTGCCCGCGCAGAATACGATCTTTACCAGACTGCACGACCTTCTGTGCCATTTGCTCAGCTTGTGACATCATTGATTTAGCTTGAGCCCAACGAGGGTCAACCTGAGTGAAGAACCGCTTGGAATCTTTAAAGCCGGCAAGCCCGAAAAGTTCCTTGCGGGTTTCAGGCAGGTTGAGATCAGGCGGGCCCTGCATCGAGACTTGGGTATAAGCACCAAGAGCGTGCATGAAGCGTTGGAACCGCGCTTCGGGGTCCGTGGCTCCCATACCTACGTTAATCGAGAGGGTGAGTTCTTGCTTAAGCAACTTATCAAGATCTGGCGATTTTTTATATCTTTGCCACACGCCAGCCTTCTTTGCAGCAATGGCGATGACGACTTCATCTGATTCGTAATACTGCTCGAGCTTCACGAGTTGGCGCAGCGTCGGCTCGACCCATGACTCGACGAAGGTACGAATCGTATACTCAGTCAGGCTGTTAGCGCCCTGAGCCATCATCTTCATTCCACCGACGGTCTCGTTAAGGCGTCTATTCGTCATGACCGAGCTAGAGTTAAGACCACCTCCTTCCAGATCATCGAAGTCTGCGTTCAGCCGATCCTGTTCTTGGAACGAGGACGCAGTTACATCTGTCCAGTTGATTTCGCGCACATCTTTTTCAACATCGTTGACCATGCTGACACCGCCTGGGACGTTACGAAGCATCCCTTCGACATCCACATTAGAACCTCGGCGCACGAACCAACGCTTATTGAGCACAAACTTGACATTATCGAGTCTCTGGTTGGCAATTTCATTGGCCTCCTGTTGGAGCTGCTGGCCTAACTGGATAAGGCCTTTGGGCACGGCTTGGTGGGTCTCAAGGATACAGAAACCTATTGTAATAGGAATGTCGCCAGTGAGAAAGGCTTCCTCAAGTTCCTTCGGCTCGGACAGAAGGTTCGTGTCCTTGAGGGTGTAGTAAGTGAAGCAGCCATTCTCAGTCTTAATAAAGTTCAAGTGCACCATTACAACGTCAAACTCGTTGACGGTGGAGGTGATAGTGTTTGGGTCCTCTTTACGACCGTCTCGCGCCTGCTGAATCGGATCATGTTCGGTAATTCGGGCGCTTAGAAGTACGGCCTTATCAAGCTTCTTCCACTCTTGGCCTTCTCGCCCATAGCCTTTCTCCATCCGATCTAGAACATCACGGAGGTACATTGGGAGCTTGACGATGAGGTAAGGAGAAGTGCCCACTACGTCATACCACTTGGCTGCGGGGTCAAAGAGGATATTCGATACCGGGATTAGCTCGCAGCAAGGTTTGTCGATAATCGGCACATCCTGCTCGAACTCCATAGGGACAGTCGTGCCCATGATCTGAGCATCCTTCTTGACCATCTTTTTTGCCGTCTTGTAGTCCCAATACTGAAAGGACGCGCAAATACCCACGTTCATAGTGTCTTGGAATGCGCCAAGCACGGTGAGAAACCAAGGAATAGACTTGGTGAGCCGGTACTGGAGTAGCTCTTTCGTAATTCCTGAAGAGATGATCTGCTCATCACTCTCTTCATCGACAGGATCAATCGAAAGCATGTCCGGGTTACTAAAGAATGCCATCGCAGCAGTCGCTTCGTGCTTACGCGAGATACTACGGGACTTAGGGCGAAAGACTCGAGAACGGTATTTGTAGCTGTCACTGTTATACTTCGAGTCGCGCGGGTGCTGAGAATTAAACATTCGCAAGCCATCTTCCCACTGCTTACGATAGTTGTTGTCGAAGTAAGTCGTCGAGCGCGTGTAGGCATCCTTGGCGAGTTTCATCCATTCCCCGCCCTCTGCAGTCGTGCCGCCTTGTGCACCGCGCTGAGCGGTAAGGTCCCCCGCCTCCTGCCCCGGAATTTTATTCTCGTTAGCCATTGGCAGCGTTGGTTAAGGCTTGCCCGCGTAAAGTAGCCCACGCAGGACGAAAGAGCCAGCACTCGCGCGCCCGGCTCCAGAACCACGGGCAATCTTCAAGCTCCTTAAGCGAGACCTGCATCATACCGTCAGGATAGAGTTTCAATGAATCACCTTCATGTGCATACCGGGCCGCTTATGCCAGTGCTTCGTATAGCGATCTCCGTCGAACGACTTTACAGTCTCACCTCTGTAATCTCGTCGCGGGAGTCCAGCTCGTTCGAGAAGCTCACCCGCCGCACGGACCACTTCTCGTTTGAAAGCGGTCGCGGAGGAGTCCAAGGACGCAAGATGTCGAACCATGCCGAGGGTTCCAGAGATACCAAAGTGCTTGATAATGAGGGCCCCGCCTTTACACTCGACCCACCATGAGTGATTTGGGTAGGCGGTGACAAGAGATTCGGCTGCTCGTTTAGCATAAGCATCCTCCATCGGGGTTACACCATTGCAAAAGATGAGGGCCATTAGCTTCCTGTAGCCGTGCCAGTGTAAGGGCCGCCATTAGGTTCGCTAGCAGCAAACTTGCGGCCGTTACTCATTTCGTAAGCTACGTCTTTCTTGAGCCATTCGTCACCCCAAGCTTTACGAACAAGGGCCCCGTAGTCTACTGTACGAGTCGGCGGAGGAAGTAGGGGAACGCCAGATTTAGGCATCAGTGGAGTACCATCTTAGCGAAGATGGGCATATTCACAAGGGCGAATAGTAACCCAATAGCGCCTGCAGCAAGCCAGACTTGCCGTTTTAGGCTGTCAACACAAGAGTCTTGATGGTCGAGACGCTTAATTACGTTCTCGATCAAGGTCTCGAGTTTCACAAGACGGCTTAGAATATCAATCTCGGGCATTAGAAGTCTGCAAAATGTTCGGGCTCATAAATCTGTTTACCCCCATGCGCGAGGGCGTGAGCGAAGGTTAAAAGGAACGCATCCGCTACATCAGGGGACCGAGGATAACGTTTCTTCAATTCGTCCTTACCTTCAACTTTAAGTTTGCCGGAGCTAGTAACGCTGTACTTGGGCAGGCTCAATTCAGCAATGAGGGTCTCGTCGGGATACAGTTTGCAATGTTTTTGTTCGAGCCACTTACGCCCACGAAACCACAACTCGTCACGGAGCCGGTTGTAATGGTCGTCGGCAGATGCTGACTCCGCCACATTGACCCCAACCACGGGGAGAGCCAACTCCTGCAAACGGTCGAATACTCCTGCACCGATACCGATAAGGTCGATGAAGATGGAAGCAGGACGCTTTTCAAGTGGGGTATCGAGCCACTCCGCGTATACGCGCCCAGCTGTTTGCATGGTGTCCATGCCGTTCCAAGCCTTGTGTTTTCCTTCGGTGCCATTATCGCGCCTTTTCATTAAGACTGTCCTATCACCTCCGAATCTTGCAACATCCAGACCCCATTGCCAAGGTCCGTAAATCTCAACGTCCCGTGCTGTAGCGGATTCACAAAGCTCGATCGGGATAACAACATCGTCCTCAGCTGTTGGGAACTCACCAAGGACAGAAATGCGGAAGTAGTTGGAGTCTTTTCCATATTGGAATGCAATCTCCTCGATGGAGTCGGCTGAGACAAGAGGGACAGTTGAAGCATCGACTTGGACAGCACACCACTTCTCGCGAATAGAGTGATGGGTTTCGAAGAAGAATCCTGAACGGCGTGTGGGGTTAGAAGCTAGGATGACCCAAGCATTTTCACTCGACAGTGCGCCTCGGGCAGATTCGAAGATCGCGTCGTCGATACCGCTGGCTTCGTCACCAATAACGAGGGTGTACTTAGAATGTAGACCCTGAAGGGCCTCAGGCTTCTCGGGCCGCGCAGTACGCGCGACAGCGAAAGATTCTTTCGGTGCTTCGATCATTTCGAAGCAGTCAGACTTCCACACAAACTTCTCACCAAGGGCCGGGATTCGCTCTTTAAGACGACGGTGCCAAAGGGCTAGTTCGGCCCATAGAACGTCAGACATTTGGGTAGCGGTTGGGGCCGTGCAGCCAATCTTGCATGGGAAGAAGCAAGACTCGAACCAAAGGATTGACCACGCGAGAAAAGCGGATTTGCCAACGCCCTTACCAGAGCGAATACTGAGCCTGCGCTTCTCGACAATGCCTGCTGAAGCTTTCCATTGCCACGGCAGAACACCCTCGCGTTTAGCCGAGTCCCACACAGCAGGGACTCCGAGGGCTTCAACTGCAAACAGTGCCGGGCCACCCTCCCGCCAGCGCATGATCTGGGATTGTGCAGCTGCGAATTGGTCGGAGGAGGGAAGAGCGCTCACCGAAAATACTTCTCTGCGTTCTTTTTAAAGCCTTGCCGATTATCCTCAACAGTAGGCTCAGAAGTCTTAACCGGAGCAAGAGCCTCGGCCTCAGCACGCTCTACCTTATCAACCCCCATAGAGCGCTCGGGCGCTTCTTCAGCAATCGTTTCTTTCTCTGCGTTATCAGGTAGCCCGAGCATCTTTCCAAAACGCTCTTTAAATGAACGAATCTTTGGCATCAGGCTGCCTTTATCTCGAGTTCAACCGGCCGCTCTAGTTTCCTCGCGGGGGCCGGGGGTTGTAGTGAACTCAGAACGCCGATAAGGTTAGCATTCCCGTTTACTTGAACATTCATCTGAGGCCGCGCACCGTAACCAAGGGCTTTTGATGAAGTCTTGAGAACTTCAAGCGCGGTATCAATTGCTACGTCACCATCAAGCTTCTTACGCACGATTTCAATCGAGCGTATTACTAATCCCTTAAACGATTCTTCAATCGCGCCCCGCAGAATGGGGTCAATAATCTTCTCTCTCTTCTCACCAAGCGCAGCTTGGAACGCATCAGATGAAATAACGATCGAGACCCACGAAGGCGTATACCCAAAGTATGACGCGAGATCATTCTGATCAATCGCCGGGTTCGCGAGAATCAAGTCAATCATCGCCTCGTGCGAGTACGATGGTTTTTGAATCCCGTTCTTTCTCTCCCCCGTAACCAAGTCCCTGAACATAAAGCCTCCTGCAAAGAGTAGACGCAGTTTGCCTACGTGAACCAATACTATCACAGCTTGGGCGAGCGAGTCAACCATTATCAACGCGCCCTGCTCCGAAAGATCGCGCGCCCCTAGTTATCTGCCGGGAGATTGGTAGTCCAATTAGCCGGGGGATTGAATAAAGCGCACGGCAGAAAAAGATGGCGGAGTCCCATTCCTCACCCCCGGTGCCACTTTCGAGGGTGGGTGCGGGCCGAGGCCCGACGGGTCCTCTTGGTGCGCTGCAGCATGGGCGCGGCGCGCACCTTATTGGTGCATCGAAGGCGTGACGGAATGTGTCACTGGAGTGACAATTTACGTCCAAAGGTTGACACTATTGGTCACGTTGTCGCTCCGGGGATGCATCTATGCGGGGTCTAGCGCAGGCATGGTCGTTGCATGTATAGGGTGCCGGTTTGACTAATCGCCGGTAGCCAGACAACCGAACGGTTGCCGCGTATGCGGTCCCTAGTAGGCGGGCGGCGAAGGATTAGGCGTGCCACATCATAGGGTGGCTCACACAAAAACGGTGACGCATTTCCCGTACCTATACCCATGTAGTACACACGGAGATTACCAACATGCAAACGATCAAATGGGCAGCTAACCAACGCGTTGAAGCCGCGCACGACACCACGGGCGTAATGTTCTGGGTTCGTGAGGCTGGCGACAAGGCGACGCTCGCGGGCGAAATCAAACTCGCTAACGTGCATCCCGATATCGTCAGCTATGCGGCGCGCGATGGGCTCAAGAAACGCGTGAATGACGCATGCGCGAGCGCGGAGAACAACGTTCAGCGCTTCGAGACGATCAAGAAGCTGTGCGACCATTTCAACGGTGGCGCGGCTTCGTGGCGTGTCGAGCGTGAAGGCGTCGTGTCGAAGCGGCTCGACCGCGCGGCGATGTATCAGGCCATTGCGACAGTGCGCGCCATGGAAGTCAGCGTTGTCGAGCAGAAGCTGCGCGACAAGGCGGATGACTTCCTGCGTTCGTACAACGCGATTGCAGATATCGCGGCGGAATACACGCGGCTGACGACGAAGGCAGCGAACGTTGACGAGGACGCGCTATTCGGCGCGCTCGAGTCATGAGCGCCGCCATGTTCGGCCTCGCTCTATTCATGCTCGCGCTAACCGTCATCATCGTTTTCGGCGACTAGCAAGAGGGGTTCGCGCTACCATAGGCGAGCCCCTTTTGTCTTTAGTGCGACAACAACACATACCACAACACACACAACAATACAGCCCTCCCTCATTCCATGACCGATAGGGACCTTGCCATAGACTTACAGTTATACACTGTTTATTTTTTTTTTAACTTGTATCTCTTGGAATGGGTAAGTCTCTTTGGGTGAGGTAGTATATCTTAGGGGCTAAGTGGTTTAGAGTTAGGGAACGGGAGGGGGGTATGGTGTTGTGTGTGTTGTTGTTGCGTGAGATTGTTGCAAGTTGTTCTTGACGGAATAGCAAAGCTTGGGTTATAATCGCGCATGGAATTGGATGATGGGTTGGAAGTCTTTGAAAACATGCCCGGTGACAAGTTCTTGTTGGTCCTGCAAATGATGGGGCTGACAGATGAAGAGATCGTTGAGGTTTTGAAAGAGAGTGGGGGCTTGCATTGAGCCAATACACGGATAGGATGCGAAAGTTCACGCGGTCATCGGCGCTTACGGAGGCTGATGTTAGGATTATTAAGAGGCGGCTCGGCCACTTTATGGGGCTTAGCGAGCCTACGCGATTGAAAGAATGGCCTCGCGAGATTGCGCGGGACTTCCATGTTTCAGTCGAAACTATCCGCCGGATTGATCGAGGCGATACTTGGGCGTGGCTTACGCCTGAGCAACCGACTGACCCTATTGGGGAAGCTGAGTTGAAGCGCCTCGCAGACGAATCGTTTGCGAGGTTGCACGAGAAACTTAAGGAGGGGAAATGAACGAAATCATCGGACGACTGCAAGACATTCAGAGACTTGCAAAAGAAGCAGAAGAATACGCAACGAGCCACGCACCAACAGTAGCTGTTGCTGCAGGGAATATCGCAGCGGTAGCGATCTCTGTCGCTCAACTAGCTGGGCGCTTGGAAGGCTTCGCTAAAGGAAAGCGTGAGAGCCACAATTCGTCGCTCGACGAAGCCCTTAACTCGGGCGATGGAGCATCAACTCCATGCGGAAAGGGAAGAAATGACTGTCGTTGATGTGTTCCGCAGCCAAGACGGGCGCGTGTTCGTCAACGTAAACCGGGATGGAGTTCAACTGGCCCATCTCGTAGCTGGCGAGTCGTTCGTCATTCCTGATGCACGCTCGGAGATGGCAACGACAAAGCCGTTTGGCTACTTCGACAAGGACGAAAAGAAACTCTATCCAACGAAGGCCGCAGCCGATCTGATGGGCTGTCTGGAAAGCGACCTTCTACCACTCTATGCAGCGCCGCAGGTGCCGGGTTCGAGTCCCAGAGAGGCCAAGGTCTCCTCTGTCACGCAAGGACAAGAGACACGGGCGGCACCGCCTGCGGTTGCTGCTCCCCTATCTGCCATTGCAACGACAACGGTCGAGCACATCCCCGAATACTTCGACAAGCCAGGAGTCCTTGATGGGCTATCG